CGTCGCCACGTTGTCCGCCGACGAAAAGGGCGAGGCCGCGCGACAGGGCCTCACCGAAGAACAGTTCCTCGCCGCCAAGAAGGAGGAAGTGGCCGCCGCCACCGCCCGGCGCGCGTTGGTTGGCGGCTAAGCCGCCGCAGCTCGCTCCACCAATCCCCAACAACTGCTGAAGGACTTCCAACATGACTGCAGCAACGCAGGACCGGAACACCGACACGCGCAGCGGCGACAAGCTGCCGCTCGCCGTGAAGGCCGCGACCAAGATTTTCGCGGGCACAATGGTGCAGAAAAATGCGAGCGGCTACGCCGTGCCGGCGTCCGCTACCGCCGCGAACGTCACGATCGGCATCGCGGAGGTCCAGGTCGACAACTCGGCCGGCGCCGACGGCGACCTCACCATTTCGCCGCGCCGCAAGGTCGTGGGCGTCTTCGCCAACTCCACGTCGACCGACACGATCACGATCGCTGACATTGGCAACAGTTGCTACGTCGTCGACGACAGCACCGTTGCCAAGACCAACAACAGCGGCGCGCGCCCTGTTGCCGGCAAAATCGTCGGTGTCGACGCCGCAGGCGTCCACGTCGAGTTCACCTGATCGCGGCCGTCTCCGCGATCGCTCCCTCTCACTACTTCGAACACTAAGAGGTTTTCATGCCGATCCGTGTCTCCAGCGGCAAGCTGGTCACCATCAACACCGGCTTCCGTGCCAACTTCATGGCCGGCAAGGCCGTGCCCACGACCGAGATCGTGTGGCCTCGCGTCGCCACGCTCGTTCCCTCGACCACGAAGGAAAACGAATACGGCTGGCTCAAGGACATTCCGCAGATCCGCGAGTGGGTCGGCGACCGAATGATCCATGCGATGGCCGACGACGGCTACAAGATCAGGAACAAGAAGTACGAGTTGACCGTCTCCGTGAAGGGCGACGATATCAACGACGACCAGGTCGGCCTCTACAGCTCGCGTTTCCAGATGATGGGCGACGAAGTCGCCCGCTTCCCGAACCGACAGGTGTTCAGTCTGTTGAAGGCGGGCTTCGCAACCAACTGCTTCGACGGCCAGTACTTCTTCGACGTCGACCATCCGTACGTCCAGGCGGACGGCTCGGCCGGAGTGCAAAGCAACTACCAGGCGGGCGCAAACACGGCCTGGTATCTGCTCTGCACCAAGCGCCCGCTGAAGCCGTTGATCTATCAGGAGCGGGAGCCCTTCAGCTTCGTGTCGCGCGACCGCCCGGAAGATCCCGCCGTGTTCGAGAAGGACGAGCTGATCTACGGTGTCGACGGCCGCTCGAACGTCGGCTTCGGCTTCTGGCAGATGGCGCTCGGATCGAAGGCCGATCTGACCGACGTGAACGTCAAGGCGCTTCGCTCGATGGGCGAGAGCCTGCTCGGCGATTACGGCAAGGCGCTCGGCCTCACCTACGACCTGTTCGTTGGTCCGCCGTCGCTGCGCGATCAGGCCGACACGCTCTTCAACACGCCCACCCTCGCGGCAGGCGGTGGCAACCCACTCTACAAGGCGTTCGACACCCTCATCACGCCCTACGTCATCTAACCAGCGAGCCCGCGTAGCGTACGAGCGGGGGCGTCGCGAAGCATCGGTCATACGATGCGACGCCCCCCGCTTCGCAAGCCCCTCGATCGAGAGGCTTTCGAAGCGTTCAACCGAAGGAGAACAGCGTGGCCGATATGAAAGTCTACACCGGCGGTCCTTTGACCGTCGTCGCCAAGAAGTCGATGAGCCGAGGTGGTCGCGCCTGGACGGCAGGCGTGCACACGTTCTCGACCAAGGATGAGCTGGCCGAGCTGGGCGACACCAAGACGATCGCCGCCATGGTCGCGACCATGCAGATCTACCCGGCCGACTTCGACGTCAGCTTCGGCGACAAGAAGTAAAGCGGCGCGCCCGCGACCATGGCCTACGCAACCTCCGACGATCTGATCGCGCGCTACTCGCTGGCGAGCCTGTTGACTGTCGCTCCGCAAGCGGACGACGCCACGCAGCTCGACAGCGCGGCGGTGGCGCTCGCGATCGCCGACGCGGAGGCCATGGTCGACGTCAGCGTGCGCAAGCGGTACGCGGTGCCGCTTTCGCCCGTGCCTACCGAGATCGTGGCGGCCACCTGCGCGATCGCGCGCTACGGCCTCTACGGCAATTCGACGAACATCCCCGACCAGGTTGAGGCAGGCTTCAACAACGCGATGGCGTTGCTCGCGTCGATCCGCGACGGCGATGCCGCTCTCGATTGCGCCTTGGTCGCCGACAACGATCCGGTACTCGAGGCGGACGAACCCGTGATCGAGAGCGAGCCGCCCTTCTTCACCGGCAACAGCCTGAAGGGGTACTAGGTGGAAGGCGTCTCCATCCGGATCGATCTCGACGTCACGCCCGCGCGTGCGCCCTTGCGCGCACTGCAGGCCGCCGGCGGCGACATGCGCGACACGTACGACGTGATCGGCCGCCGCTGGGTCGGTCTCACACAGGAACGCTTCGATCAGGGCAACGCGCCCGATGGCACGCCGTGGAAGCCGTCGCAACGTGCGCTGAAGGAAGGGGGCCAGACACTCGTGCTGAGCCGCCGGCTTGAGGGCAGCATCACGCACGAGCCGGACGACACCGGCGTGACGATCGGCACCAACGTCATCTACGCGCGCCCCAACCAGCTCGGCGCGACCATCCTTCATCACGCGGTCGCCTACGATCCCGAGTCGCCGATCGGCATGAACGTGAGCGAGGTCCGAGTGACCTTGCCGCCGCGTCCGTTCCTCGGGTTGAACCAGTCCTACCTGGACGAGTTCGGCGACATCATCACCAAGCGCCTGCGCCGCATCGTGTCGATGAACGGCGGGGACGCGAGCGGTCCCCAATGATCGCCGACGTCGTCGAGCGTCTCAAGACTGCGGTGCCGGTCCTGAAGAAGGTCGAAGGCGCGCTCTCCTATGCCGCCGTCCAGGTGCAGCCGCCCGACGCGGTGATGCCGGCCGTCTATGTCGTCGAGCTGACGGAAGCCTTCAGCGCCGCGCGCGGCATGTCGGGCGGCAAATCGCAGGACGCACTCGTGACGATCGCCGTCATCCTCTGGATGAGCGCCGCGCGGCTCGACACGGCCATCGCGCCGGGCGCGCTCGAAGTGCTCCGGACCGCGATCAAGAACGCGCTGTTTGGCTGGAGCCCGCCCGACAGTGACGGCGCGCAGTTCGCCAACGTCGCCGGTCGTCTGCTCTTCGCCGAAGGCAAGATGGTCGTGTGGCAACAGTCCTTCAGCTTGCAGCGAGAAGAGAGGCAGTGATGTCCAACGCGCAGAACGATGGGGACAAGCCCCAGCATCCGACCGAAGGCGGCTCCTACAGCCGCGACCCGGCGAGCGGCGAACTGACGCTCGTGCATCGGACCGGGCACGAACCCGCGCCGGCCGAGAAGCCCGAAGAGACGGCGCACGACGCGTCGGAACAGGAGTAACCGATGCCCGGTCAAATTCGCATAGACAGCCGCGTCGTCCTCGTGAAGGTCGAGACGGTCTACAACACCGACTCGGTGCCGACGAACACGACAAACGCCGTGCGCCTGATGAACGTGAAGCCCTCGTTCTTCGAAGGCGACGTGATCGAGACCGACGAACTCGGCCTCGGCATGGGCCAGTCGACCAAGGACCTGGTCGGCCGCTACGGCACGCTGGAGTTCGACGTCGAGCTGCAGTCGTCCGGTGCCGCCGGCACATCGCCCGCGATGGGGCCGCTGCTCCGCGCCTGCTCGATGGCGGAAACCATCACGGCGGCGACCAAGGTCGAGTACACGCCGATCGGTGCCGCCCAGGAGTCGGTGTCGATCTACAACTGGAGTGGCATCAACAAGACCGTCTTCACCGGCGGCCGCGGCGATGCGCAGCTCACCTATGACAAGAACAAGAAGGCCAAAATCCACTTCAAGCTGTGGGGCCTGTTCGTGAGCGAGGCGGCGGTGGCGCAGCCGGTGCCGACGCTGACGGCGTGGAAGCGCGCGCTCTACTGCACCAACGCCAACGTCGTCTACACGCTCGACGGCACGGCGGTGATCGCCAACTCGCTGACCTTCAGCCTCGGCAACGCCTGCCGCTATCTCGAACGCATGGGCCGGCAGGAGATCGTGATCGACGATCGCAACCCGGCCTTCCAGACGGTCATCGAAGACGTTTCGATCGCCACCAAGAACTGGCGCACGCTGGTCAATGGTGCGTCGGCCGCCCTGTCGCACCAGATCGGCAACGTGGCCGGCTCGATCGTGCTGCTGACAGCCGGGGCCTGCCAGCTCCAGCCGCTCAGTGACGATGCCGACGGCGTCGACACCATGCTGAACATGAACTGGAACGTGCTGCGCGGATCGCCCGACTTCACGCTCTGCTTCAAGTAGGCGCTTTCACAGGCGCGTCGTCGCAACCCGCAACCGAGGAACACAGCCCGATGTTCGATTTCACCACCAACTACACCTTCAAGTGGCCCGTCGTGGTCAAGCTTCCGCAGCTCGACGGCACCTTCAAGGAACAGACGTTCGAGGCCGTCTGGAAAGCGCAGGACTCGAATGAGGTCGCCAAGGCTCAGGCCGCACATCCGAAGGGCGCGATGTATGCGCTGCTCGAAATGGCGTTGGAAAGCACCGTGGGCCTCAACGACGGCGGTTCGGAAATGGCGATCAATCCCGCCAACCTCGACCGCATCGTCGGTGCGACCCCTTACGCGATGGGTCTGTGCGCGAGCTATTGGGACGCGATGAACGGAAGGCTCCGCGAAAAAAACTGACGCGCGCGGTGCATCGCTGGTTCGAAGGCGGCGAAGCCCCGCGCAATCACGACACCGATGTCGAGCGCGCAGCGGAAGAACTGAAGCAGCTCGGCATACCGCTGGAGGTCATGGGAGAATGGGCCGAGCCGGAACCGAAGCGCGAAGTCTCAATGCTGACGCTGCCCATGGAGCTGCGCCAGTCGGTGCAGGCGTTCGTGGCATGCGCGACGCAGTGGGACTATCTCACGCCCGGCCTCGGCAAGCCGATCCCCATGGGGCTCAACTACACGAAGCTGGAGAGCGTGCTGCGCCTGAAGGGCACTCCACGCCGGCAATGGCCCGAGGTGTTCGAGGACGTGCGCTTCATGGAAGCCGTTGCGCTTCCGATGCTGGCCGCGTGATCGCCTGATGGTCGACTTCCTCGTCTCCGCACGTTTCGAAGGCGATGCCGGCGGCCTGGTCGACTCGGCCAAGGAGTCGGGCGACGCTGTCGACAAGCTCGCCGATCGCGCGGCCTCGGCGCAGAAGAAGATCAACGACGCGAACAAGGACAGCGCGACCAGCGCGAAGGCATCGGCCGATGCGGCGGCGGCGGCGGCAAAGGCGACCGGAGATCTCGCGGGTGCCAACGACAACGGCGCGACGGCCGCCGCTTCGCACGCCAAGGAGATGGCGGGCTTGGGGCAGGCGGCGGCGCGCGCGGCGACCGACATGGCGACCGGCCGTACCGGCGGCCTCCGGTTCGGAGAAGCGCTGGCCGGCATCGCGGCGAACGCCGCCGGTCTGCTAGGTCCGCTCGCCATCGTCGGTGCGGTGGCCACCACCATCTTCGTTGCCGGCATCGCGCGCGCCGAGGATTACGCCGCCAAGGTGCGCGGCCTCAACGTCGAGCTGGCGGCGCTCGGCAAGACCGGCCAGCTCTCGGGCGCGCAACTTCTCTCGATCACCAACGGCGTCGGCGACCAGGCCGGCGTCAACCGCACCGACGC